ATGCACACAAGAAGAGAGGAACTTCCCAAAAAGATAGAAGTAAAGAAGTTTACCTCAAAGTGGTGGAGATGGATCAAACATGCATCATATTCACTCTTTCATTATAACAAGAATGTGGAGCAACAAAAGCTCATCAAGTATTGCATCAATGAAATGTCAAGAGTAATACTCGCTAATCTGTATGGTTATTGGCGAGGCGATTTATCTGATTATCTCAAAAATAGAGACAATTTAGAGTATTTTATGAGAAGTTACAAAGATAGTGCCTATCATAACATAATGGAATGGTTAGATAAAAAGAAGTAGTAGCATATACCCCGACTATTTATTAATACTGAATTTTTATCATTAAGTTAAGTGATATGATTGCAATTAAAGTATCTTCCGAGAACATCCAAGAATTATGGAAATGCCCGGACGTTTCAGAGTTAGTTAAAACTGTCAGTGGAGACTGCACAAAGCAGACGATGATAGTTAGGTTGAGAAATCGAGAGTTCTATGTTCCATACGGATTCTATCTCGTAAAAGATGAGAATGGTCGTTGGAGCACACTCAGCCCATCGCTGTATGAGTTGATAAAAGATAAAGTTCATGGCGAGAAGTGAGGAGGAAATCCGAGAATACCATAGAAGGTATTATCAGGAGCATAAGGAGCATCTATTGGCAAGAATGGAAGTTTATCGTAAAGAGAATGCTGAAAGAATTGCCGCAAACAGAAGATATAACAGAAAGAGAAAGAAAGCCTTGGGCGGCTTAATGAACCCAAATATAAAATTATGAGCAGAGGAAAACATTTTAGTGCAGAAGAGATTGAGTTCATCAAGGTTAATGCTTTGGTGATGACAACAACAGAGATTGCGAAGAAGCTCAATCGTAATTATTGGGCTATACATCGAAAGATGCAGGAACTCGGAATTAGTAAGAGCCACACGTTTACAGCAAATGAGGACTTTATTATCAGACAGATGTATGGCAAGTTTCCAGCAAAGGCTATTGCGACAAAGATCGGTGTAGACGAAAATGCGATTTACAATCGTTGCAAGAAACTTAAGTTAACGAAAGGAGGTACGAAATGATAGTTATTGTGACTGCAATGGATAAGGAATATAACCTTATTAGAGAATGGATTGCAAAGGCGAATGTAAAAAATACAGCATTACTCAAAACAGGTGTAGGAAAGGTGAATGCCGCAAGCGGCTTAAGCGACTTTCTATCTTCTGTTACAAGTGACGTTGTTACGAGAGTTATCTCTGTAGGATGTGCCGGTGCTGCCGTTGCAGGTTTGAAACCTGGTAATGTCATAATTGGTAATTCATACTGTTACCATGATGTATATTGTGGTGAACCGAATGCTAACGGTCAAATTCAAGGTATGCCAGCAGTCTTCCCTTCAGATTTTGCGTGGATCGATATGGATGAACGGTTCAGATTAGGAACTATAGCAACCGGAGATAAGTTTGTTACTACAAGAGAGCAAGTGTTAGCGATTAAGGATTTTCTTCCTAATTCGTATAACGTATGCGCCATTGATATGGAGTCTGCCGCCCTTGCTCAAGTATGCTACAAGAAAGGGATTGGTTTTACCTCCATTCGAGTTATTAGCGATAATCCTCTGGAACCAAGCCAAACCGAGCAGTATGCAGGATTTTGGGACAATTTAGCAGAAAAAGCGTTTAATGTTGTATGTAAGTTGTTAGAGAAATGATACCGAGTTTCAAAGTTGATCATACGAAACTAAAGCCAGGTCTTTATGTTTCAAGAGTAGACAAATTAGGGTTGGAAATAGTCACCACATTTGACGTCCGTGTATGTAAGCCAAACAGAGATATGATGTCTCCAGCGATTGCTCATACTATCGAGCACTTGATGGCTGATTATATGCGCAACAAGAGTTCACTGAAAGATTATGTCTTATATTTCGGGCCTATGGGATGCTTAACTGGTTTCTATCTCATTCTTAGAGGCGTTTGGACTTCTGCGATAATAAAGGATAGTATAGCAGTCGCCTTTAAAGAATGTTCTGTTTCAAAAGTAATTCCAGGAGCTTCAGAAAAAGAGTGTGGTAACTATAGATTAAATGATTTAAAAGGGGCCACATTATTATGTAAAAAGTTTGCTTCATATCTTTCGAGTGTCGGAGAAGACAAACTTACTTATCCTATGTAATATTTATATGTAACCATAAAGTATTTAATCATTAAGTATATTTTCTTATAATATATTTTGTGATTAAATACTTTTTATTTAATTTTGCGGCATTACTTACTATCGCTTCGTACTGGGATATTTTCTTGAATTTATTGTTCAATTAAATATTTAGTTAGAATGAAAAAAAGAACGAAGCAAGTTTTAGTTATTCTGAAACCCAAATCAAAGGCGTTGGGGTTCAGTAGAGAGGAGTTAGAGGGTATTGCTGCCGATGTTGCCAATAACTTAGAACTCGATGAAGAAGCCTCAGACGAGGATGTAAACGCAGAGATTGAAAAGCAGGTCAATGCGGTTCTTCCTTATCTTAAAATTGCGCAAAAGACAGCGCAGCGTACTATCCAGAGTTTCAAGGATAGTAAAGACTTGGATGACGACGAGGTTGATGATCCTGACGATGACCCTGCCGGCAACAAGAAACCAATCCGCAAACAGAAGAAAGAAAAAGAGGAAGAGCAGGTTCCAGCATGGGCACAGGCACTCATTACTCAGAACAAAGCCTTGCAGACCGAAATTCTCGGTTTGAAGTCAGAGCGTGAGAGTGATGGCCGCCGTTCTAAGCTGAAGGCACTCCTTAAGGACAAAGGTACGTTCGGAAAGACCGTCTTGAAGAATTTCGACAAGATGAAGTTTGAGAACGAATCTGAGTTCGACGATTTCTATGATGGTGTTGTGGAGGACTTGGCAGCTATCGATCAAGAGCGCGCTAACGAAGGTCTCGGAAAACTTGGTGCTCCTGCGGCTCAGAGAAAGCCTAAGGAAGAAGAGGTTGAGGTTATCAAGGAAAATGAGATTGATGAGCTTGCCGAAACTATGTAATCTTTAAATCCTAAAAGTTATGTATGGTGTAAGCGAAACAAAAACGTTTGATTCAGGCAAAGAGTCTGTAATCATCAGAAATTATGTGAATGGCATCATGGGTGGTGTCATTCTCGACATGACAGGGTTTACTGGAGAGTTTATCCAGTGCGGACACATTATCATTCGTGATACCAAGTCTGGCGAATACAAGCCAATGCCGGTAACAGGTGATGCCTATGCGGCTCTTCCTGAAAACCACGAGTATATTGGTGTCTGCATGACAACTGCTCCTGTAGATACCCCTCATGTAGGTGTTATGACGGCAGGTGAGGCTAATGATAAGGCTGTCCCTTATCCTGTCGATACAATCAAGGCAGCTTTGAAAACAGCCGTTCCTACTCTTCAGTGGGGACACGACGTAATCGGTTAAGGAGGTGATTTATGCAACAGAAATCTTTATTTCTTAAGTATATCTTGAGTTTCTTCCCAATCTTGAAAACATTGATTGAGAAGATTAACGGTAAGCGCAAGAACGAAATGACGTATCTCCACAAGGATACGTCCATTCTCCGCCGTGTTTATTCTACCGACAACAAATGGGAAGCCGACACAGTTGATACCTCTTACGTAGCTGCTGACTACGTGGCAGTTGATTCTCCTGTTCCTTTGAAGTCTCGTGATAAGATTTCAACCGCCAACGGCAAACTGCCAAAGGTTGGTATGAAGAAATTCTTGAAGGAGTCAGAAATCCTGAGTCTCCGACTTATGGAGTCACAGGGCGGTCAGACAGCAGAAATTCGCCGTAAGTTGGCTCAGGACCCGGTTGCTTGTAATGTCGGTGTTGACGAGCGTAATGAGTATGCTCTTCTGTACGGTCTTTCTAACGGCTACGTGGCTGTCCGTGACGATGATAATCCAAATGAGCTGCTTCGTATTCAGTATCGGTACTTGCCGAAAAATCAGCTCGGCATCAACAACGTTGATGATGGTATTACCGTTGCAGACTTGAAGGAATGTATCGAGCAAGCATCGAATGATGGCAACACCATCTTGATCTTCTGGATTGGAAAGGCTAAGTTTGACGAATTGAAGAAGGCACAGGACGCTCGCGAGCTTGTTGCCAACTATAAGGGTCAGACTTATGACTCCAACACAAAGCTGCCGGTTCCTACTTCCAGCGTATTCCAGGAGGCATTCTTGGACGAGACCGGTGTATCATTCCGCATCATCAACCGTACTGTCCGCTTGGAGCATGATGGCGTGAAGAAGAGTGTTAAGCCTTGGAACAACAATATGATTATCGGTGTCTGCTCACAGATGATTGGTGCCCTCGTTTACGGTCAGGTAGCAGAGGCAACAAACAGAGTTGCAGGTGTAACCTATCAGCAGATTGATTACAAGCTTATCTCTCAGTATTCAACAACTGATCCATTGCGCGAGACAACAGCGGTACAGGCATACTGCTTACCTGTTATCGAGGATGTTGACACAATCTATCAGATTAACACCAAGCTTGCAGACCCACCCGTTTCTGTTGATACCGAGAAGGAATCAACAGATACAGATGATACTAAGGTAACAATCTCTGATGTGACCTACAAGAAGCCGGAGGCTATCACAACCCTCAATGCCCTTGGTGCCACGCTTTCAAGTGACGCAAGCGACAAAGAGGTAATTGACGCCTATAACGAACTTCCTCCAACAAAGAAGAAGGAGTTCAAGGAGAAGGCAGCTAAAGCTGAGTAACAATGAAGACAATCGGACAAGCATTGGTGGATGAAATTCACATACCAATTCCTTATGGATTCGTCGAAAACGCTTGTATCAAGCGCGAATTGGGTTTCGAGGACGAGTTTGATAGCGCTGTCGCTAAAAGCGATGCGTATAAGGGAGCGCTTGCCGATTGTCTGCTTTCTCTCATACAAGCCGTAAGTTTCTCTGAGTCGGATAAATCCATTGGTTCTCTCTCAGAAGACCAACGAAAGGCTATATTAGTTCAAGTCAATCGTTTATACAACTCTATCGGTGAGGAAGAAGTAACACTTACTCCAAAGCCGACGGTTTACATTAATTGCTGATGAGTCTATTGAGTTTTCATGCCTCAAAGCTATACCGGCAGCAGAAGGTAGCTGGCTATACAGATGATGATGGAAATTATCACCAGGGTAAGACCGAGTGGAAGTTCTGCTGCACTTGTGATGTGGTTCCTGCTGGCGAGGCTAACAAAGTAGTTACAACAGATGGGTCTATAGATTATTACTCTTACGAAGTGTATAATTTACCAGTAGCGATAGAAAAGTTCTCTTATGGGGATTTTATCAAGCTTGATATTTTAGGGGCCGAGGAGGCGATTTTAAAGGTCAAGGGATTTCATCGCTATCAACTCCAGTGCAAGATATGGGCATAAGAATGACAACCAGCGCATCTGCTCTAAATGCCTTCCTACAAAGAGCCGCAAGGAAGATACACGAGAATGTGCTTAAAGCATTGAGCAAACTCGGAGACGAATCCGTGGTAAGAATCCGTAACAGGTCTGCCAAGGAAAGCTGGATAGACCATACGGGAAACCTCAGAAGTTCCATTGGATTTGCTGTTTATGAGCAGGGAAGTAAATATATGGAATCTGCCTTTTCGCAGGTTCTCAGTGGCACAGACGGCTCTGCAAAGGGCAAGAAGATGATCAATGACCTTGCTAAGGAATATTCCAGAGTTTATGCTTTGGTTGTCGTTGCCGGAATGGAGTACGCAGGAGATGTGGAAGCCTTGGAAAGCAAGGACGTACTCGCTTCAACGAAGATATGGGCCACGTCCATAGTCGAGCAGCGTGTTAAGACAGCAATAGAATCAGCTATTAATGAAATAAATAGATGGAAGATATGAAGTCAGACGGAGCAATTAAGACCGATGTTTACAGGTACATCAAAGCCAGCGGTTTCATGAACAATGTTAACGGCAAGCTGTCTAAAACGTTGAGACCACATAATTCTCGAGAAGAAGATGTTGTTATCTCCATCTTGGCCAATGAGGGAACGCAGCTTCAAACGGCAATTGTAAATGTAAATATATATATACAAGACAATGATGTAGATGGGCAGTTTGAAGAGAACTGTATCAGAGTAGAAGAAATCTGCAAGTTGTCTTGGAATCTATTGGAAACGTTCAGAACGAGCGAGTATGCAGCCCACGCTATTGAGCAGAGGGTATATGCAACAAGCTCGGGAGAACATGTAATAAATAATCAAATCGAATACAAACTCATAAATGATTAAATTATGTCAGTAACATCATGGGGCAAATGTTCTATCTACGTTCAAAAAGTAGGTAGCAAAAAGAACGAGTGGGATAAGCTCCCAACTCCAAAAGATGGCACAACGCAGGTAACACCTACGAAAGGTGACACAATGACCCAGGTCGAGGAAGGTGGCGGAATTGTTGATCGCAAGACCAAGAAGTCAACATATGAGGCAGCATACCAGCTCTTCATCAAGAAGAACCAGTCGCAGCCGTTCAAGACCATCGATGGTATCGTAGAAGGTAACTATCGCTTGGCTATTCAGCCTGAAGATGCCGAACTTCCAGGCGTTTACATGGGTAATACCACAATCGGTGCAGAAGAGGCCTATACAACTGAGAGCGGTGCTCTTATCACGTACACTCACGCAGCTCTCATTCCTGAGGGTGACGTGGTGGCTAAGACTACCAACGCGAAGAGTGAGGACGTCTATTGCGCTTATCGTTGGCGTGTTATCACTGCTACACCTGGAACAGGTGGAAAGTATGCCTTGACTTTCAAGAAGCCGCAGGACGGCGATACCCCTCCTACTGAAATCACGGAAACCTACGCAGAGACATAGGCATATTCTAATATCCCTTCCGCCGACTGAGGGTTATCAGCCGGCAACCTACCCAAGTAGCTCAGGGGAAGAGCGAGACCAAATAGTCCGTCGCATAAAAATCCAGGGTCTTCAAAAGCTGGTTGAAAGTCGCAGGTTCGAGTCCTGCCTTGGGTGCCAACTATTTAAATTCGAGTGATATGGAAGAGTTAGGAATCATTATATCGAATACGCTCACAGATATGCCTATAGGCTTTGATACTGAGCATACTCACGTTAATATCTACCCTACTACACTGGGCATGATGTACCTAACGTCGCAGTTGATAGATAGCTTGGAGATAGACAAAGAGTTACTTCAAGTCGATCCTTTCTTGGAAGCATTGCGAGTTGCAAACACCAAAAGGGAGACATGCTGCAGATTGATTGCATATCACTCACTCAATAAAAAGAACGAAATACTAGACTCCAGATGCGTAAGCAGGCAGACGGAGCTAATCTTCAAAGAATGTTCCAACGAGGATATAGCCACTCTCCTCATAATCATCCTTAAGGCTAACTCATACCAGACAATAGCAAAAGAGACTGGAATGGAAGAAGAAGCGAAGCGTATGGCAAAAGTCAACGCAGCAAAGAAGTCAGAGAATAGCTTTATCTTCGGAGGCAAGACAATATGGGGAACACTCATAGATGCCGCTTGCGAAAGATACGGATGGACTTTCGATTACGTGGTATGGGGAATATCGTATAACAACCTGACCCTCATGCTAAAAGATAAGGTTACATCCATATATCTGTCTGATGAAGAGAGGAAGAAAGCCCATATACCGGCAGCAGGGGAAGAGGTCATCGATGGCAACAACAAGGAGGCGGTCATGAAGGCTGTGAAAGAGTCAGAGGCAGAGATTTAACCGAACCCTACGCACGCACGCGAGGAGTTCCGTTTTAGAACATTCAAATTTGGTGTTTCATCGGGATTTCTTTATAACAAAGTATAAATTCAAGGAAAAATAGAACATTATGCCAAGCATAAAATTCGATACAATAGTCGAGACCTTTAAGGTAGTTTCTGGTTTTCGAGACATTCAGAACGCAGTTCATCAGACTGCCGAGAGGGTTGAGAAGGACGGAAAGTCCATTGACGACATAATCTCGAAAATACAAAACAGCATGAATATTGCCATTGGCGGCTGGAGCATTGGAAAGTTCGTCAATCAGATGATGCAGGTCCGCGGTCAGTTCCAGCAGACAGAAATGGCTTTCAAGACAATGTTGCAGTCTGAGGAGAAAGCTGATGCGCTTATGAAGCAGCTGATCCGCACAGCAGCCATTACTCCATTCGGTGTCGAAGATGTCACGGAGGGAGCCAAGCAGCTCCTTGCGTTCAACGTAGCAGCCGAGGATGTCAACAAGACACTCATAGGACTGGGAGACGTGGCAGCAGGTATGGGTCTGAACCTTAAAGACCTCGTGATGCTTTATGGTACCACCATCGCCAAGGGCAAGATGGACACGATGGACTTGTATCAGTTCCTCAACCGAGGTATTCCTATCGCAGACGAGATTGCAAAGGTTATGGGCCTTGACGTTACCAATGCTATCAAGGAGGTCCAGAAGCAAATCAAGGCTGGTAAGGTTACCAGCGACGTTTTCATTCAGGCAATGCAGAATATGTCTGCAGAGGGTAGTAAGTTCGGTGGATTAATGGAAGCTCAGTCTAAGACCATTACCGGCCAGATAAGCAACATCAAGGATGCCATCGAGCAGATGTTCAACGAACTTGGTAAGTCTCAGGAGGGTGTCATCAATACCGGATTGGGAGTTGTTTCTACCCTCGTAGAGAATTGGAAGACTGTAGGAAAAGTTCTTATGACCGTTGTCGCTGCCTATGGAGCATACAAAGCTGCAGTTTTGGCAATGATTGCAATATCAAAGGCTCAAATAGCTTGGGAAAGTGCTAAAGCATTTATTTCTTTGGCACGTTCTATAACTTCCGCAAAGGATGCGATGGCGCTGTTCAACCTTGTTGCGTCATCTAATCCTTTGGGTCTTGTCTTGGGTGTAATTGCTGCTGGTGTTACCCTATTCGGATTATTCGGCGATAGTGCTGAAGATGCAGCAACCAAGACCTCCAAGTTTACCGAGAGTGCAAATGAAGCATCAAGTAAGGTCGAGTCGTTAGTCTCCATTCTGAAGACTGCAAAGGAGGGCTCCAAGGTTTATAAGGACACCATCAAGGAGCTGTCAAGCATATATAGCAACTATGGTATTACCATTGACAGGATCAAAGAAGATGAGAGTAACCTCGTTAGTGTCAAGCAGCAGGAGATTGATAAGTCTAACGAGCTTATCGAGCAAATCAAGTTGGAGGCTACAGAGCGCAACAGAGCCAATGCAATCTCTAAGGCCAACGAAGACTACAACAACCGTGTTGATAGCGCTCAGCAAGCCCTTTTGGATAAGTTGAAGGATTATGGAACCTCCAGTAGTGGTATTGCGGTAGGCATACAGAACATCGTATCTGATTCGGTTATCAAGCAGTTTGATGAGTTGACACAGAAGATGTCTGGCTTGAATGAGCACTCCAAGGAGTATCAGACGTATCTGAAACAATACAATCAGTTGGAAGCTTCTTTGATTTCAGAATCAGAAAATCTTGCTAATGCTTTTGGGTTTACAGGAGACAAGACAAGCGATGCCAGGAAGGCTTTGATAGGCTATCTCTATGAACTTCGAGCTGCAAAGAAGCTGCATACCGAGGAGGCAGATAATATCAACAAAGCTGCAGATGCTACAGAAGATTTCGGTAATAAGGCTACCTCAACCAAGAACAGGATAAACGCTTTACAGAAGCAGCTCCAGGGTGCCGGTGAGGATGTACACGTTCTCTACAACCGTGTCAAGGAGTTCATGCAGAACTATTCTGAGAACAACATCAACTTCCACGTCAACTTCGATGCCAAGATACCATCGTGGATGCAGAATATGAATATTCCGGAACTGGGACGTTTAGGTAAGTACTTCTCTGCTTTGGCACGTGACCTTGCAAACAACAAGAAGTCTGGTGCGCTAGTCAATGGTAAATGGATGTCAACAAATGATATCGCTCAACGAGGATGGGATTATACCAATGCAGCGAACACCAAGCAGACAAAAGCTGACGAAGAGGAAAAGCAGAAGCGTCGCGAAAAGGAAGAGGCAGAAGCAAACGCAAAGAAGAACGCTGCCAAAACCAAGAAAGCCGCTGCCGATGCCAAGAAGCAGGCAGAAGACCGCAAGAAGGCCCAGGAAGAACTGAACGAGGACTTGAAGCAGCTGCAGCAGGAAAACATCGACAATGATATATCTCAGATGCAGGAAGGCACGGAGAAGAAGATTGCTGAAATCAAGAACGACTATGCCAAGCGCAAAGCCGAGATTGACAAGCAGGAAGCCGAGTTCAAGAAGAAGAACAAGGAAGCTGGCAAGAAAGTAACCCTTACCTCTGCTCAGACCAATGCCCTCAATAAGGCCAGAGACCTCGCTACCCAAGAGTATAACAAGAAGCTTGATGAGGTCAACAGGGAAGCCCTCACCTCTATGCGTGACTACTTGAAGGAGTATGGTTCTCTCTATCAGCAGAAGCAAGCCATTGCCGAGGAATACGAGGAGAAGATTACCAAGGCTCAGACGGAAGGCGAGAAGAAGACTCTCCAACAGGAGAAGAAAAAAGCACTCGCCAACTTCGACTACGAAAGCATCTCTATGGGCATTGATTGGAAGGGTCTGATGAGTGGTGTAGGCAATATGAGCAAGGAAATGCTCAAACCAATGCTTGAAAAGTTAGATGCTTATACCAACACGGACAAATTTCAGCAAGCCGATACTCAGACACAGCAGAAGGTTGTTGACCTCATGCAGGAGATTCGCACTTACCTCGGAACTGATCAGAATGCAACGTGGCAGAACCTTGCTGCATCCATCAGCAGTTTCAATCAGTCTGTTGCTGAGTACCAAAAGGCTGTTGAGGAAGAGAAGAGACAGAGTGAAAACTTCAAGTCAGCAAAGACCCTCCATGACAAGGGCAGTATATCCGATAAGGAGTTACAGCAGGTGAAGAAGGCTACTGATGAAGCAAGTCAAGCTGTAGTTGATGCAAAAAACAAAATGAATACCTTTGGCATCAAGCTCAACTCAGCTACGGAAGCCGTTACGAACTATACTTCGGGGCTTACTGCTTCGCTCAACAAGCTCGGAACATGGAAAGGCAGCGAAGGATTCTCTGAGGTACAATCATCAGTCGGCAACATAGATGCTTTGAAGGGTGTTCTTGATGAATCCCTCTCCACTATGGGTAATGGTGTAGCTAAGACGATGGGCGCAACCATATCGAAAGGTTTAGGAAGTGCTCTCGACACTATCGGAGGTGGAATAACCAATATGATGGGTAGCGCCCTCGGTTCAATCGTAGGAGTGGTGGCACAGATACCGAAACTCATCCTCAATCTCGCAAGTTCCATAAAGAGCTTTGTGACTGGCATTCTCGATTCATTTACTCAGCTACTTCAATTCGAATGGCTATCAGATTTGGTTGACAGCATACTTGGAGCGGTTGGCAATCTCATTGATGCTATCTTTGACTTGCCCGAAAATCTCTTCAAGGCTATCGAAAGCATCGTTGTCAATGGTGTTGGCGGTCTCTTAGATAACGTGTTAGGTCGTGTTGGAAACATTCTCTCTCTCGGAGCACTATCATCGAAAGGTCCATCAGATTGGTTCACTAACTCGAATGCAGAAAAGGTTCAGAAGACTATTGACAGACTGACGGATAGTAATGAGAGATTACAGAAGTCAATCGACAAGCTGAAAGACACCATGACAGGTACGTATGGTAAGGAGTCCACCAATGCTTACAAGGAAGCAAAGCGGCAGCAGGAGACTTACAATCACAACGTCATGGAGATTGCGAAGCAACAGATGAGTTATCATAGTTCGCACCACTCATGGAGTAGTTATTGGAGTGGCTTCAACGATGAGCAGATGAAGTTGATAAGGGAAAAAGTAAAGAGCGACTTCAATGGAGATTTAACCTCCCTTACTCCAGAAGAGATGAAGAAACTGCTTTCCTATCAAGAGTTGGTTAATAAAATTAGGGATACGGGTGCTCATTATAAGGGACGTTCTGCTTACGGAGAGGCGGTTCTTGACAAACTTGAAGACTATGCGGACCTTGCAGGCAATCTTGATGAGCTGACTGAGCAATGGCGCGAATCTATCACTAAGATTTCCTTTGACGGAATGAGGGATAACTTCATCAGCAACCTCATGGATATGAAGAAAGACTACAAAGACTTCGCGGACGATTTTGCCGAAGAGGTTCAGAAATCTCTCCTTTCCTACGATATGGAAGACCTCATTAATGGTAAATTAAAGAAGCTATATGAGGATTGGGCCCAGGCTGTAGATGATGCGAATGGAGACCCTTCTAAATTCGATATAGAGGAGTTTCAAAAGCGCTATGATGAGATTGTCAAGGAAGGAATAAAGAGGCGTGATGAGTGGGCGAAGGTAACAGGCTATACAGGTTATTCATCCTCATCACAGACCGCAACAAGCGGAGGATGGGCATCTATGGGGCAAGATACCGGAGACGAGCTGAATGGTCGCTTCACCGCCCTGCAGATTGCAGGAGAGTCTATTGCTCAGAACATGACTACCACAATTTCACAGATGGAGAGCATCGTTACACTCGGAATCTCAACCAATGGCGCAGTATTAGAGATAAGAAACATGATGATTATGACAAACAGCTACCTCGAAGACATCGTGAAGTATTCAAAGCTCACCTATAATGACTTCGGAGCAAAGCTGGATGACATGAACAGAAGATTAAAGGATATTTGACCTCTATAGGCTTTTCGCTTGTCAGCCCTTACAACTATACCTAACAATAGCAAAAGCGGCTCACAGCGAAGCCTATGAGGTTATTTAATGATTAAATAGTTATGCTTAACGGACAACTTTATATCAATGGTAAGGATGCCTACCTTACATGGGGCATAATCTTAGATGAAACCGCCCTCAGTACGCTAATGACTCCAGCACCAAACAAGGAGTTTATCAGTAACAAGTATCGCTCAAAGGACGGCAAGTCGGTTATCAAGCACAATCCAAGACTGGATGAGAGGGAGATAACGCTGCCGTTCAATATGACCGCCAAGGACTCAGATACGTTCATGACGAACTATGCTATGTTCTGTGAGGAGGTTCTTGCCAAGGGAGAGTTGGTTATCCGCACTCGATTCCAGCCTAATGTGTGGTATCGGTGCATCTATCTCTCTTGCACACAGTTCAGTCAGTTCATTCGGGAAATGGCAAAGTTCAGTCTAAAGCTCAACGAGCCAGACCCAAGTGACAGAGGTGAAACAAGTAAATATACAAGCTAATGATTCAGATTAAGAGAAACAACAAGGTATTCTTCACATTAGAGGACTTCGGCGAGGGTTCTAAGCTGTCATATCAGCTTATGGACCACCACTACATCATCTTGAAGTTCACTACGGCTACCCCTATCTATTTCGAGATTGGTGACTCCGTAGATATTCCCGACTTCGGCTACTTTGAACTTACATCGTCATACTTCCCTAAGCACAACGATAGTGATGGCTACGACTACGAAATGCAGATGGATGCCTACTATATGTCTTGGAAGAATAAGATTTGCAAGTATCGCCCTCAACACGGAGCCAACGAGACCTCCTTCAAGCTCACCACAACGGTAGGCGTACACATGAACGTTATACTCGGCAACCTAAAGGCGCTAGGTCTTACGTACAATGGCAAGGATTTCTCCGTTGACTACACTACATACAACAACAAGGCTTTCGATGTTCAGAAGAGATTCTTGATCGAGTACGGCTCCATCAGTATTCTTGATGCTCTCAACTCCATCTGTTCCGAAGATGCGCTCAACTGCGAGTGGTGGATAGATGGCTCTATTATATACCTTGGATATTGCGAAATGGAAGGTCAGACAACATTCGAACAGGATGTTAATGTTCTGTCTATGTCCTATTCGGAATCTAAGTCAACTTATATTACGAGACTGTACGCATTCGGCTCAGATAGGAATATCCCGAAAGGATATTTCACTGGTGCCGATGCGGACGTCACCACCGATGGTGTAGCTACCGATTACCTCATGCTCCCTAACAAGGAAGTAGATAGTGACGGTTTCTACGCCAAGGATGGCTACATAGAGAACGTGAATGTCGTGAAGAACGACAAGCAGGCTATCGAAGGTGTCGTGATGTTTGAGGACGAATATCCAAAGGTGGAAAGTGCTGTCAGCAGTATCAAGACCTATGATAGCACCATTGATAACGAAGACGGGACGAAGACTACACAGACGTTTTGGCAGGTCACTTCTACAGACTCTTTCACTAACAGCTTCAAGGAGAGTTGGATAAAGAGTAACCTCACTTTAGGCATCAAGTTCACTAGCGGTGCTCTCATGGGCATGGTGTTCGATGTTAGCTTCAAAGTCATTGACAAGGTTAACTACTTTGAGATTGTTGCTAATGACACTTACGGTAGAACTCTCCCCGATGGTGTCATGTGTCCGAAGGTTGGTGATAAGTACTTTCTGTTCAACTGGGATGCAACAAAGATTACAGATACGGACCTAATTCCTGCAGCTCAGTTATCTCTGTTCGATAGAGCGAAGCAGTACTATCAGAAGACTATGATCAGCAACGCAAACTTCACCTGCACGATGGATGGTGATAAGTTCTATAATAATGGGACATACGATTATCATCCTCTCGGTGAACAAGTAAAGCTGATTAATGATATGTTTGCGCAGGTTGATGCTAAAGGCAAGCACTACAGAAACTCTCGTATCATCGGCATGGAGATACCTTTGGATATACCTTATGACCATCCTCAATACATAGTTGGTGAAAAAGCAGCAACAAGTCGATTAGGGAAGCTGGAAGATAAGGTTGACTCTATCACGGTAAACGGCATTCAGATAAGTGGTGGCAATGGTGGTGGTGGCGTCTATGTAATAGGCATGAATGACTCAACACCTCCTACAGACAGTAATGTTCTATCAGCAAGAAAGACTATCCTTAGTTTCTTGTCAAAGCTACACAACGACACTGCGCAGGGATTAATCACATTTGCGAAAGGTCTTGTGAGTGACGGCTTGGCGAAACTGAATAAAGGTGCTTACTTTGGTAAGGGAGGAGCGTTGATAGACGAGGCCGGACGGGCCATCTTGGAGTCGTTGCAGTCCATCGACTACGACAATGCGGCTGAGCAGGGTTTCGCTGTTAAGAAGGAAAACGAGAAATATCACGCTTTCGTCACCAATCTTACCATCTGGGGAAAGGCTATCTTTAACCAACTGGAGGTAAGGAAGCTGTCGTATGCAGGCGGTAATGTGTATCTTTCGGGCGCAGGAAGCAAGATAGTGAAGGTCGTGCCTGTAACATGGGAAAGCGAGAGCAGTGAATGGATAGAGACCTCTGTAGATAAATGCAAAGGCTGGCTCTGTTATCTCTTGGCGGATGACGGAACTACGGCTACACAAAACCTGTGGAGAGAGGGAGACCAAGTGAGGTGCAAGACCATCGGAACGCTGGCTACTGGAACCACGAACGCAAGCAACAAGAGCTACTGGCGAGCAATCCCTGAGCACGGCGTATCGAGTGTGAACGAGAAGATATATGACGGATATGGCAACGAACTGTATGGAGGACAGATGTTCTCATGGATAGTAATCGGCAAACATTCTTTGTCGTTAGACTCAATGACTGAGGAGTTTGCAACGGCAGAGATAGGTGGTATTCCTGAAGCAGGAGACACTATTGTGCTTGACGGACATAGAGCTGTTTTTGTTGGAGGACAAATTGTTGACGATGATAGCAGAAAAGGTGTGCTGATACTGGAGAGTACTGGCGAGAACACACCTCGCATCGTAGGCTTCAAGGGTGTAGACAGATATACACACGATGGCAAGGAGGTATTCGTGCTCTCGCCTGATAGGATAAGGCTTAATAGCGGTATCTTTGAGTGGGTATCTTCGACTGGGGATGCTATGCACATGGTGAACTACAGAGGCGAGTGGAAGGCAGGAAACTATGATTATTACGATCAAGTGAACCACAACAACGCCCTGTGGACTTGTATCAATGAGAACGGAACAAGCCAAGAGCCTTCGGACGCAAGCAGTGACTGGCAGAAGGTGCTGTCGGGAGAAAAAGGTGAGAAAGGAGACAAGGGAGACAGAGGTGACGAAGGACCACAAGGGCCTAAAGGAGAAACAGGTGCGCAGGGCGAAACGGGCGCACAAGGACCGCAGGGCGAGAAAGGAGAGCAAGGAAAGCCTGGAGCAGACGGAACTAACGGAAATGACGGAGTGAGCATACTTCTCGTACAGCCCATCGTGCTCGACACTAACGATGACGGCATCGTGTCGGACACCACGGCAGAAGGACGAGTAAAGGTGATGAGAGGTGGCGAGAATGTTACTAACGAGTGCTCAGACGTAAAGGTGAGCTATATGCAGAACTGTACGGCTGCGGCAAGTTTGGCTACAGGATACATAAAGGTGAAGCTCAATTCTGTGAACACTACCACTCTGGCGAGCGGAGACAAGGTGTCGGTGAGCGAGGGATTTATCACAATCGCATTCTCACTCGGAGGGAAAAGCTATGCCACACAAGTTCCATTCTCTGTGAATGTGACAAAGTACATGGGCAGTGTAAAGGCTACGGCCAAGCAGTACCAGTCGAAGTTTGAGGCACTGGAGAAAGACCTGAAAGGAAGTAATCCTACCGTTCTCAACGCCTACACATCTACTATCAAGCAGACAGCAAAGGAGATTACTCTCAGCGTGACTCAGAACCAGCAAGGACGGCACAACCTACTGCGAGATACGTCATTGACAAGGAAGGGTGATATATATTATTCGGACGGCCTCTTCCAGCCTACGATAACACAGGGCGTGAACGGCCATAATGCCATCCGCTTCTCGGTGACGGGTAACGGAACGCCTCAGTACAAGGGACTTTTCTGGGGACAGACCATCAACGGCATCGCTGTGAAGAAGAACACCGATTATACATTTTCCGCATGGATAAAGTGCGACACGAAGGACTTACAGGTTCATTCAGAGGTTTTCAAGATGGCTGCGCAGAATGGCAATAGAGGGGATAGAATTACTGCCACCTCAGGTAACATGCAGTGGATAACGAAGGAGAACGAGGTGAATCGGTGGAGGCAGGTGAACTACACCTTCAATACGGGCAACGCAGAGTTTATCGAGGTGAATATCTTTGTCTACAATGGCATAACCGTGGACGGAACATTTGGTTATACTGCCTCTGGTAACGGATGGATATGTATGCCAATGCTGGAGGAAGGAAGCGAGTACACAGGCTGGACTCCTGCGGAAACGGACTACGACTATGTGGGAGGAAACCTTTTGGAGGACACGATGTCACTGACCAAATCGTCTGACAACAGCAATCTTCAGTTTGCCAGCGGACTGATTTTGTTTGGTAAATACGAAGGCTGCTACGGTATATTGTACAACAAAAACAACTCGGCAGAGTCTCTGCTCACAGAAGCCTTGCAATATAAATTTCCAACAACGGCTACCCTTTCTGGGCAGGCGAGAATAGTAAAGAATCAGGACTATGTGTTCTCCTTCGTTGCCAAGGGCAGCGGGAACATCAACGTTTATCTATATGGAGACAGCGTACATGCAAATGTATATACAGAAACCTGCGAAGGAAACGAATATACGGACGGCAGGGCTGACGGATACACACAGCTCGCACTCACCTCGACCTATAAGCGGTACTGGGTGCATTGGCGAATAGAGGACTATACTGGAGAGGGAGCAGAGGTAATTCCAGACAAGGTGCTGATACGTGTTCCAGGCGATACTGAAGCTTGGGTGACAAAGCCGAAGTTGGAGGAAGGCGCACAACTTACTGATTATACAGAACGGAAGACCGACCTCATAGACAGAGCCACGGCCAAGGCGGCAGGACTTGAGATTACGTCGAGCGGAGTAACTCTGTATGGCGAGAAAATCAAGGTGGAGAACACGTTATCTACTGGTCAGACTACGACAGCCGCTCTCTTTAAAGACGGAGCCATCAATGCGGCTCTGATACTGGCGCAGATGCTTACATCGCAAGGACACAACGGACAGATGGTAAGGATAGCCGATGGCCTTATCAATATCTACGGCAAGGCAGGAACTGCAAACATCCGCTTCGGTCTGAACAGTTCGGGACAGGCCGTGCTGTCGTACTACGACGACAACGGAAACTTTCTCTACGACCTCGGTCCTGCTGGTGTCGCCTCGCTCAGCAAGACCGACGCAAAGATAACTTCTGAGCAATATATCAAAGCAGAGGATGCAGGACTGACGACTCCGCTCGGAGAGAATGTAGATCTTCCGTGGGTTGACACAACGAAGTCGTGGTACACGGCAACGAAGGACAACAACTACATTCTTTTCGTTAAGGGTGCGACGGGTAAAAAGACAACCCTGTATCGTTACTCAGCACCAAGAGTGAACGGAAAGATAGTAGCCGACTCGGCCAACGGATTGAGTACCTACGACCTTGCGAGTGCAGCCGACGGAAGGACGTTTACGAGCCGCACAATGGTGAAGAATGGTGCGCTGACAAATCTTGCGGATGGCGTGTTCCTCACTGGGGATGTCACTGTCTACGACAACACAAAGCTGGTGCCTTCCATCAAGAATGGACAGAGCGTGACAAGGCCATCCTTCTATGTACAGACAGCTTCCTTTAACGCAAAGTTCACGACACTCGGATGGTTCGGAAGAATCTATTCAATACAGACAGAAATCACTTTCGGTAATCTTGACGTAGGAATAATGAGCAACAATAATTAAAACGAATATGATAACATATAAGGAACTGTATGCTACGCCTTTGGAAACGAAGGTTGCGACATGGAAAAATAATGAGGTGCGTCTTGCTGTGAACGAACGCAAGACAGAAGACGGTGAGTATCTGTATGACTGCGTGCTACTCGGCATGAATACCGATGCGGAGCCTACTGAAGAACAGCTAACAGAGGCTCTGAGAAACAAGTGCATCGAGCAGATAACGGAGTACGATAAGAGCGCAGAGGTGAATACGTTTTATCTCAACGGCGAGGCTCACTGGCTCGACTTCGAGACAAGAGATAGGGTATATCAGGGCAATGAGCGACTTATGCGAATGGGGAGAACGGAAACGACCCTGTGGCTCGACGGCGAGTGTTATACCCTGCCTATTGACACAGCTCAAGACCTCATCAGCAAGATAGAAGTCTACGCAAAGGACTGCTACAATGTTACGCAGACCCATCTTGATAAGGTTGCGGAGTTACTGACGATAGACGCATTGATAGCCTATGATATTACGGCAGGTTATCCCGAAAAAGTACGATTAACAATTTAATTTTATAGCTATATGAAGAAAATCGTTAAAGGTAACGACTTCACACTGAAGATACCAGTGATGAAGATGGTGGAGGGGCAAGCGCAGGCTTTCCCCTTGCCAGCCTGTACGGACGTGGTGGTACAGGTATGCAATCAGTTCAAGCGCATCCCTCTTGCGTTTGAGATTGATGTCAAGGAGGATAATGTTCTCCTTGCGAGAGTAGAGGGTGATAAGATGAGCCTCGGCACTTATGCCATCGAGGTGAAGGGCAAGATATTCGGCAACGACTGGCGAAGCAACGAATATCCTCAGTTTGCTATCGTGTCAAACAATGCCGATGCTGATACCGAGTTTGGAACTACCGATGAGGGCGACAACAGCGTGGAGATGGATACGGCTATGGTTATCCTGCCTCCTTCCGTGGAGTTGAGTGACCTCATCAGCAAGGCTAACGAGGCTCTGAAAACCTCCAAGGAAACAAACGATACCCTCAATACTAACGAGGAAGCGAGAAAGGAAGCTGAGACTCTGAGGGGGACTGCTGAACAAGGACGGGCGTCTGCTGAGGAAGCAAGGGTGTCTGCTGAAGGTAGTAGAACAAAAGCCGAAGAAGGACGTGTGTCAGCAGAAGCTGAACGAGCAAAGGCAGAAAAAGCTCGTGTAAATGCTGAAAGTGGTCGTGTCGAAGCAGAGAAAAAAAGACAGTCTGATTTTTCCACCGTTAAAACAAAATGCGAGCAAGCTGCAAAGGCTGCGAATGATGCTGCAACTGCTGCTGTGGGTGCTGAAAAGGTCAACGCAGAACTGGAGGGAAATGTATTGAAAGTAACGAACCGCAACGGAGAGGTGAAGTCAGTAAATCTTACCGATACTGACGAGCATGTGACAGTCAACTGTACTACCACGATGAAAGGTGTAAGCATGGAGGGCTTGGTTATTAACGTTTATGTTAACAATGGCTTAGACCCTCATCAGTACACTACAGACGTAAACGGTCAGGCTGAGTTTACTATCACCAAGGGTGCAACCTATAAAGTTGTATTTCCATACGTCCCAAAGTGCAACATCATAGACCCTGTGCAGCATGTAGCAAGCGTAGGTAACAGAATTATCGATGCCAATTATGTCGCAGAGACAGAGAAGATAGAGCGACTGACTATCAAGATGTCTAAGGCTGACGAAAACGGGAACGTCACTCCATGGGAAGGCGGCAAGGCGTATGTCACCATATCGGGTAAAAAGACCGAATACGTCATGGATGCCGAAGGTAAGGCTGTCATTGAAATCAAGAATGGTGTATCTTACACGGTAAGCGTTGACAAAATAGACGGTATGTATGAGCAGTACGACCGCTACTATATTACCAGGACTGCTATTTCCGAGAGTTACCGTTTAAATTTTATCTATCGCCCTTACGAGAGCGGCATTTGGCTCATTGATGACAACAATAAGCAGTGGACTTACGATGACTGGGAGGCAAGCGGAAATGATAATAGCAAGCTGATGTTTGTGCGTATTGCTACACTGGAAACTCAACGTTACAAGGGAGACATAATTATCAGTATTGACAAAATGGCAGACTTATTAAAGGTATCCGTAACTAAGCAATGGTGTAATCAGGATGTAGAGTTTAAGAATATACCTTTAGATGGTCAAAACAAAAATAACCCTAATATGTTAAGATTTGTGTACAACGGATTGTTGTCTACACAGACCATCATAGCTGAAGGTGACGAGCGTGGGTTGACTACGGCTGCTGCTGATTATTGCTATAATTCCACGATTATGAATGGAGATAAGCTTTATCAAGGTTATCTTCCGACAGTCAACCAATGGGTGTTAACCTGGCAGAATATTAATATCGTGATAGATGCTATCAATAAGAAGTACCCAGACCACAATGTCAACATTATGATGCTTAGTAGTAATAAGTGGACTTCTACCCAGAACGGCGCTACCAGCAGCTACTACTTCGGTAAAGACTCCTACAACCTCAACAGAAAGACCAGCAGTTTTGTGGTGATTCCGTTCTACGCTTGTCTCTCTGACTCTCCATCTCTCGTTGAATTTAAAAATAAAAAGTTATGAAAGTAAATTTTGTAAAGACATTTATTCCTGTAAAGGATTTTGTTGCAGTAGAGAAAGTTGGTAATAAGATACTCGTCCGTTTTGATGCAGTTAAAGATGTGGACATGGACGCATATTCTTGCGTTGAGGGTTCTGTATCTACATCTGTATATAATGAACAGGAGGTGCTGCGAGAGTATGAGGCGTGGAAGCAGAAGTGGGCAGAAAAAGCCTTAACCATTGCTAAAAGGGCTAAGATAGCAGAAATCGCAGCCTACGATACCTCAGATAAGGTGAACGGCTTTATGTTGAACGGACTGCTTGTTTGGCTTGACAAGGCAACAAGAGTGGGCTTGATGAACTCTACCACTATTGCCAAAACAGCAGGCCAGGAAACAACCACCCTCTGGCTTGGAGGACTGAAACTGGTTGTGGATTGCGACAAGGCTATTCAGTTGCTCTCTGCATTGGAGATGTATGCCCTGGAGTGCTTTAACGTTACGGCAAGCCATAAAGCAGCAGTAAACGAATTGAAGAGTATCGAAGAGGTGGAAGCCTACGACTACAAGACAGGCTATCCGAAGATGCTTGAGATGAGTGTGTAAGATCATTTTCCTGATGCCGGGAAAATGATAGTAGTAATTAATTAAAATGAAAAGACTATGTATATACTAAGTGTTATTTCATTTCTTTTGTTAGGAGGATTTCTGCTCCTCGCTGCCATGCGCTTCGGAGTACCAGCAATGGTGAGTGACGTGTACTATCAGTTACAGGGTTGTACAGGCAGCGAAATTATCGGTGACAAGCGCAAGCGGAATTATGGTTGGCTATTCACGGCAGTAATGATGGTGTGTGCCCTGCTGATGATGGTGTGTATGCTCGACACAGGTAAGGGCGTTCAGTTCCTCGCCTTCTTGGGATGCGGAGGGCTGATGTTCGTAGGGCTCGCACCCAACTATCTCGACCACGATGCCTATCCTATCCACAAGACGGCAGCCATTATCGCAGCCTTGGGTAGTATCGGATGGTGTCTTTCTGCCTGCTGGGTGCCAACGGCAGTGATAGCGTTCATCTACCTCCTCCTCATTACCGTAGACGGAGATAGGAAAGGCAGCGTCTACGACACAGGCACAGCGTGGTATATGGCAGAGGTGGCAGGATTTGTCGATACATTCGTGACGTATTGGGTTGTGATATGATAATCACCCGAAAAGTAACAAAAAGATGGTTTAATAAAGTTTAACGCTAACATTTTGCTCGTTTTCTTGAAAATTGAGTATAAAAGTGTAACTTTGCAACCATCTTTTTTTTGCTTGTTTTAAGCAAGCAATTAATTAACTCTACATAAGAACTGAAATTATGACTGAAGAAGAAGAAAAGCGAGCCTTAGTAGTGCTGAAAGGACTTGACGTGAGCGAGGTGATGACTCTCCTCATGAAGAACGGCAACTCGTACAACCGAAGAATATTAAAGTTTTTCAGGTGGTTCTGTAAATGGGTTCCAGTCACCATCATGTGTTTACACGCCTACGGAATGATAGATTTCTCCAACAACCACAGAGAGATGTTTATTCCATATAATGAAAATATGCCTTGCTATATCTTCATCTACTTTATGGTCTACATACTGCCTATGGTTGTGATATTGGCAAGCAGATTCTTTTGGCTCTGTTGGATATACCGCATACCCTTCTTTTATTATTTCGGCATCAATGCGGCTCATATCGTGGAGTGGAACTGGTACACAACAAACGACATGATAGACTCTTGCTTTACCGTCATGGTAGTGACTGCTATGTTCTACCTTTATGCTTTTGCAGATATGATTATCAATAGAACGAAGATAGGAAGGAAAATTTGCAAATAAAGTCATTTTCAAGTAAAACAAACATAAAACAATCTGTTAATATGGTTAAGATATTGAACTATAAGCTACTTGGCGTGGCTTTAAAATCACTGAGCGATGCTTGCTTTAAAGCTGACGAGCAGCAGCGAAATGGTGAGAAGGTTACCGCTTGCGGAATGAGCGATGAGGACTTGGATAGACTGTGTGATATTATTCCAGATATGCTTAACCCGATGATGAGCACCGAGGAAGTCAAGGAGAAACTGCACGTTTCCGATGCTACACTCAATCGTATGGTTGCAAGGGGCGATATTCCCAATGGCGAGTGCAAGAAGCGAGGACATACGAGATATTTTAAGAAGTGGGATATTCTTCACTATATTAAGAGTAAGAGAGGTAAGTGATTGCCTCTCTTTTTTGTTTTCAATCCTTTCCAATCTTGCAAACACTGGAAAGGGTTTTAATTCCCCCGATTTCGTGGGTTTTAAAAATACAATATTTCGATAAAATTATATACAATTATATACAATATTTCGAGGAAATTATATATATGCGTTTATATGAGTGCATAAAGTTTTGCACTTTTTCGCAATAGCTATTTGATGATTAAATATTTTATTGTATATTTGCAGCATTATTGTTTAATCATCAAATAGTTATAGTATGGCAGATAGAATTAAAGATATTGTTGTAGGCGTAGTTCTTGCACTCCTCGCCTATCTTAAACCGATTGAAGGCGAGTTGTCTTCGCTTATGATCGTCTTCACCCTCAACTTTATTTTCGGTTATCTTAGTGGCATGATTGCAAAAGGAGAGAACTTCGAGTTGAAGAAAGCAGTTGTGTGCATCGGTCACGCTACCGTGTTTTTCGTCCTTTGCGCAGCCGTGTATGCTATTGGGAGGTTTAAAGGACAGATGGAAGGCTCTGTTCAATGCGTTTCCTTTATCTCGTATTTAGTTCTGTGGTTCTATGGATGCAATATTCTTAAGAACTTGAAGCTGATATTCAAAAAAGGAACTCCACCCTGGTACGTAGTCAGTTTCCTGTATTATCTTATGCGATTTAGGTTTATTGATAAGATTCCCTATCTATCAGAATATCTTAATTACGCAGAAAAGGAGGAATGATTATGGCAGATTCAGCTAAACTTGTTCCGTTTATTCTTAGTTGGGAAACGGATAAATACACGAACAGAAAAAACGATAATGGGGGACCGACAAAGTACGGAATTACCCTTGCTACCTGGAGAAAAGTCGGGTACGACAAGAATGGCGATGGTGTTCTGAACGAGGAAGACGTGAAACTCCTTACTGAGGAAGACTTCCATCGTGTCTTTAAGGAGAACTATTGGAATGCCTGCAAAGCAGACAAAATTCAAGATCAGAGTGTAGCCAACATGCTGGTAGACTTTGCTTATAATAGCGGAGTAAGCAGGGCTATAACATATCTCCAGATTACTCTAGGAATTACGGCAGATGGCATCATTGGCAATAAGACATTGTTTGCTGTCAATAAGGCTAATGGCAAGATACTTTTTGAGAGATTCAAAAAAATAAGAAAATGCTATCTTAAAAGTATAGCCAAAGGAACACAGAAAGACTTCCTCAAAGGATGGCTCCGCAGACTAAGTTACATCACTTATGGACACTTAAAATTGAATGAATGATGAAATGGTATGATGTTAGGTTTTGGAAATTGGTATCCTATATTTCAGCTATAGGGATTGTTCTTTTATTGCTCTACGGATGCAGAACTCCTAGAACTATCACCAAGCAGACATGTATAAAGGATTGTTCGAGCGATAAAAGATTCGACTCGCTTTTCACTGCCCGCATGGCATACACCTTCGATCAGTGGATTCATTACCAGAAGCGCGAGAGCGAAAGAAGTACGAAAGATAGCAGCTATATTAAAGATAGCACAGCGACAAGGCTCGATGCGCAAGGTAACAAAATTGGCGAAGATAGATTCCACTATGAGAGCCATGTGCGAACAGAGAATGAGGTTCAGAAGCTACTGGACAGCATCAGTCATTATAGGTCACTGAAGGATAGCGTTGCTATTTATCGTCATAGACTTGATTCGCTATCGAATATCAAGATTTCAAGCGATAGTTCTACAAAGGTGATTGAAAAGCCACTTACGGCGGCTCAGAAGATTTATATTCAGATAGGGCAGGCATTCTGCTTTTGTTTAGTTATCATTGTAATATACCTATTATATTGTTTAAAAAGAAAAGGTTCTTAGTTAGAAAGTTTTTGTTAGTAAGTTTTAGGTTAGGTGCTGATTGTATTCGGATAACTTGGCGACTACTCGTGATGAGTGGTCGCCTTTTTATTTGCAAAGTAAATTCTTTCGTTCTAAGAGATTCAAAAAATGATGCTACCTACTATCACACCAAACTGCTGATTTAGAGCCACTAACAGAAACTATGATAGAGTTATATCCTATTTGCATACTATTTTCTAACTTTGCATTTGTAACGTTACAAATAGTGTTAGAAAATATTAAGGTTAAATTAAAAATTCGGGATATGGAAAGTAAAACTTACGTGTTCAATCCAGAGAGCGGCACAAGCGGCACAGGCTCTAATGGAATCTTGGCTATGCTTCCTGCACTCATGCAGAGACAGGGTGTTGACCCAGGTCTTATTGCACTCTTGAACAACCGTGGAAACGGAAATGGTTGGGGTGAAGACATCTTTGCTATCCTTTTGTTGTTCATACTTATGGGCAATAATGGTATGGGACTCTTCGGAGGTAATCGCTGCATGGGCTCTAATGGACAGGGCGGTGTTGTGCCAATGCTTAACAATGATGCCAATACTGCCGTTATCATGCAGGCAGTTCAGCGCAATGGCTTTGATGTTCAGAGCTTGGCTACAGCCCTCAACACATCAAGTGACGCAGTTATGGCTGCAATCAATGGCTTAGGTCAGCAGATTTGCAACCTCGGCAATCAGATGGGCATGAATGCTAATCAGATTTTGACAGCTATCATGCAGGGCAACAACGCTATCGCTACCCAGTTGGCAGAATGCTGCTGCAAGACCAATAACGCCATCACTGCAATGGACGGCAACATCAAGTTGTCTATCTGTCAGCAGACTCACGCCATCAATGATACGGCAAACGCCAATGCTTTGATGCTCCGTGACAAGGCAGATGCTAACAATCAGTCTGTCTTGGCTAAGTTGGATCAGATGCAGACACAGGCAATGCAGGATAAGCTCGATGCTTTGAGAGAGAAGAACAGTGCCCTGCTTGCACAGATTTCAAACGAGCATCAGACACAGGCTTTGCAGGCTTATCAGGCGCAGGTCATCACACCAGTAAATGCAGCTTTGGCTGCGCTGCAGGCAGAGGTGGCTGGCATCAAGTGCAAGTTGCCTAATACCATCAGTGTTCAGTACCCTCAGTACGGAGTATTCAACAAGGACGTTTATACTGCTGCCGCCATGGGAGCTTATGCAGGTGATGTAGCGGCTTCTCGTTCAACTGTAGGATGCGGTTGTTAGGAAAGGAGGTAACTATGTTTCCTTTATATCCATTCAATCCATTTATTCCAATCGGTCAGAGAAACCAAATCAGACGTATTGATGTAGGAGGTATCTATGAGTTGAAGACGAATGCCCAGCAGGTCACAGATGCTAGTGTAGATTATGGTATCAATCCTTGCTACTACAATGCTTTGCCTTGCGAGTGCATTGTACTCTTGAAGATACATCAAGGAGTTGCCGCTACAAGTGCGACACTTCCTGTCACAATCGTAACTCCAAATAGTGGTTCGACCACTGTTAACGGAACTGCCAACACTAGCGGAACTACTTCCGGCACAACAAAGGTGCCAGTTGTTGATCATGAGGGAAAGGCAGTGACGGGAGCTAGCGTTTCTGAAACTACAGAGGCTTTGGCATACATCAATAAGAAGAGCGGTATTATCCGACTGCTTGGGTTTCAGCAGCCTACAGGCGGCTAACAGAGTATTAACTACGGAGCAGGTGGCAACATCTGCTCCACTAAAAGAGAAAGAAAATGTTTCAAGGACTAAGACAGTCTTCTCTCTTCTACATCTTAGACAAGGGAGGAGAAAAGCCGACACTAAGAATCGGTCAAGTAATATCGGTTAGCAATCCTCAACAGAAATACCCAAGTTACGTGCCTGGTCAAACACCGACATTAGAAACTACGATAGATGTTAAGGTGCAAGTAGAAGACCAGCAAGTAAACTTTGAAAAGTTGCCTTCAACGGCACAGATAGTAAACTTCGGCAATGAAGGTGTTGTTGTCAGTGACAACAGGGAAGCTATGTGCGCTGAGATTGATGCTATGTTGCGGCATTCCAAGGGAGTCGTGGAAAGTGTAGATTACCATAATGGAGTTATAAGCTCCTGCGAGGAAATGCTCACTAGAATCAACCCACAGATTGCCAAGGAGAAGCAACAGGAGCAGGACATCAATAACCTCAAATCAGAGGTTAGTGGCATGAAGGGTACGCTTTCCAATATTGAATCCATGCTGTCTAAGGCTTTGAGCAGTGGTAACAATTTTAAAAAGTAATTGCTATGGGATATATGGTAGAAATTACGGAAAACAAGTTCGATGAGCTTGTTGACAACTGCGAGGATATGATTCGTGCAGGTGGTAAGGTTATGAAGTGCTTGGATAGTTTGAAGCGCGAGCGTATGGGAAACCGTATGCCGATGCCAGACTATCGTGACAAGTGGGACGATGATGATTGGCGCGACGAAGACCGCTATGGAGAGCGACGCTACTATGGTCGCCGTGGCGGTGGACGTTACTAATGTTTAATTCGGTGGTGGGGATTTTCCCTGCCACCCTTAAAAGAAAGAGCTATGGGAAGATGTAGAATACCTTTGGATGCTTACGATATGAAGCCAGAAGGAATGATAGCATATCTGAGATATAATGGCTGGCACTTCAACAAAAAGGCTTGTGAGTGGGCAGTTGCGCAGATGAGAAAATACAACCCAGTCACCAAAAAGGATGAGGAGGTTGAATACATGGATAAGGATAAGGTTGAATCCATCCTTACCAAGCAGGGAGTGACGCTTGAAAATAATGTAGGCTATGATCATGTCTATGTGGCAAACATGGTTAAGGCTGATTTCTATAAGTCTTCCATCGAGGACGAAGCTCACATGGCTTTGTTTGTGAAAGACATGGTTGATGATTCCGACCAGAAGGATGGTTTCATCTTCAACCGATTCTATGCCGACTGCAACCATAATGGCATTGGCATTCCATGGGATGATATTTTATGATTAGTCAAGAGATATATCTAGAGAAGTACGATTGGAGGATTCTTGTGTTCTACGGTTTGAAAGCAGCAGATACCGATGAGGTATGCAACTCCCTTGTGCAGATAGGCTGCACAGAAAAGGCGGTCGAAAGCGCAAGGGAGCACTGCTTACGTGGAATGCCTAACACAGGTCTCACCTACTCCAACCTTGCAGGTAGAAAGAGCGTGGTTGCTGTCAGTAGGACCACAACGGAATATGAGTTTGTGAATACTGTCACACACGAAATGTTCCACGTTGTCACTCATATCTGCGAATCACTAGGTGTTGATTTGAAAGACGAAGAGCCTTGCTACATGATGGGATGGCTCTGCCAGGCAGTTAGTAGGATATTCATTTAAAACTTAAAATATGACGGACATTAAATTAATGGTGGATGCTGCAAGGCAGCTAAACCAGACTTGGAAAACGTGTAGTAATGGTTTGGAAATGGATAATGTTCCAAACGATGTGTATAATGCTTTGTGTGAAGTGGATGAAGCCGTAACCAATCTGATTGACAAAGTCGGCGAAGCTACAAAAATCATTACATTAAGCAGCATCTACAAAAACGTATAACTCTTTGATACTCAATGAGTTAAATTTAGTATTTTTAACTAAAATAATGTGTGGTATATTTGCATATACCACACTTTTTTTGTACCTTTGCATATGGAAAGAGTGGTTATTTTGACTAACCACAGATTATGTTGAACCAATTAAAATTTATAAAGATGGAAGAAATTAAGGAAATCAAAAAGCTTACTTTTCAAGAAAGTCGAGTGTTAAAGGAGATAAAGCTATATGCTTCCGATGGAGAATTATTTTCATTTGAAGATTTAGTTCTTTACAGTGACTATACAGATTTCCAGTTAGAAAGAGTTTTGAAATCACTTAATGACAAGGGATTTATTGAGTATTCTAAAGAAAATAAGTATGGTATAATCAAGGAGGTCTGATATGGGAACTATATTTGTCATAGATACGTTAATATTTATCTTTATCGCAGTATTAGTTGATATAGCAAACAAACATTAATAGAATAAGCCCTCGACAACACGGTTAAGTCACTTATATGAAAGCAATTAAAGTAGCAGTATTTTTTGAAATGATGAAAAGACTTATGATACAGTATTCATTCGACGAGTTGCAGGGTACTACTTTCAGAAGTCATTTCAGTGCAGTTGGCCTAGGAGATGCACAGGAGCGAAACGGCTTCTTCCTGGCAGCCTACATTACAGATAACTCTGTGTTACAAGATGGCTTCATGGAGGGAGTAAGAACATACCTTGATGATGCAATTATATATAAGTACGATTCTCCTTATCAAGAGAAGGATGTTCCAGATAAAGAATTAATGTACATAATTGAGATTAAAAATGAAGATTAGCAGTTTATATGTTTTCCGTGATGACTTCGAATATGATAAGAAGAGCGGATTTAAGACTTACGAGGAAGCTAATGATTATCGTGAGAAGTGTCAAAGAAGTTGGATCAACCACGCCGATTATGTGTTCCTTATAACAAGGGATATTACCGGACGTATTGTCAAGCAGACAAACTTAACAAAAGCAACAAAAGAAGAGAGAATTAAGCTTCTTGCAGAAGCTGGCATTCCTTTGAAATAATTTATAACCAATTAAAATATTAAAGATTATGACAACAGCAACAATTTTGAGTAAGGCTGCCGAAGATATGGTAGCAGTTCCTTCATCAGTTAATGAAGACAAGTTCTTTGATTTCGAGAAAGCCAAGACTCAGGCTATCACACTCGAACAGTTGAGTCGCACACACCGCGAGGATGATGTTTACGGAAATCCACTCCGTGGCATCTATCACTTTGACCTTTTCAATAAGGTCATTGATGAGTGTACTGAACTCGGCTATAATGTTGAGGTTTACGATATGTTTGCCGCACAGAACAGAGACCGTCAGTCGCCTGGAGTGGTCCGCCTTCCACAAGTGGAGGCGGTCAAAGGTCAGCATGCGGTAGAAGCGCATATCCTTCGTCGAGTTTATGCCAATATTCGTATCACAGATTTTGATAATGATGAGACTACAACTAATGTAGCCGTAGCCTTCCATCAGAAGGGTATTCAGATTGGATTCGGCCCGAATGTGATGATTTGCCACAATCAGTGTATGCTCTCTCCAGAACTGTATATGTCAAGCTATTCCGAAAAGGGTAAGAAGGGTTCCGGTATGGGCGTGGCGGCAATGCTTGATACCTTGAAGTCGTGGCTTGTCGATGCCCGGCATATCATCGAGACTGATCGTGAGCGTATTGCAAAAATGAAGGAGACACGCATTACTGCAGAACAGATGTTCCTGCTCATTGGCTTGATGACTGCTACAAGAGTAAAAGCAGATACATCACGAAAGTCTATTCGTGAGAATATCACCTACCCTCTCAATCAGTCACAGATTACACTCTTTACGGAGGATATGCTGGAGGCCTATCATGATAAGGAGTTTGTAACTGCCTGGGATATGTATAATTCTGCTACCAACTTGTATAAGGCTAATAGAATGGATATCCCTGCCCTTTTGCCACAGAACAGGGCAATGGTGAACTTCATGAGAGACAATGGTCTGATTATTTAATTGGTTCGAAAGGAGCTTCCAAGGGTTAGTCCTTTGGTTGCTCCTTATATAGAACGTAATCCAATACTTTTCTATTTGCAGCGTCTATATTGGCAACACTCTTGTCAATATAGATAGCTGTTGTCCTGTTTCCATGGGAATGTCCCAATGCTTCGGCAATGATTTCTTCGGGTATTCCTATGGAGAAGGCTATTGTTGCCCACGTATGTCTAGCCCAATACAGAGATATATGAGTAAACAAAGGATTATGCTTCGTATGATATTCCTTCAGAAAATCGTGAGCTTTCTTTTTCTCGTTCTTTTCTCTAGTGACAGGTCCTATTGCCTTCAGTCCCTTGTTTGCCTTGCACACAAATTGCTTGTAGTTCCTCATGTTCTCTGAGAAATTGACTAAATTCGTCTTTCCTCTATACCTATTTATTATCTGTACGGCTTCCGGTTCCAGTCTTATACTATACAATCTTCCGGTCTTCTTTCGTCTATACAGCAATCTTCCATCTACAACATTCTCATCTGTACAATTAAGAATATCGGCAGGATTTATCCCGATCAAGAAGAATGTAAGCTTGAAATAGTCCAAGTACTTCTGCTGCCATGGCTGAACATTATAATTAAATAAGGTGCGTAGTTCATCTACAGAAAGAGAACGTTTTTCTGTCTGTTCCGGATTTATATCGAATGTTCTCATCGGATAATGACTGGTTATCTCATTATCGATAGCATCGTTGAAAACAGCACGTATGTTTCTGAAATGTATGTTTCTTGAGTTCTTCTTTAATCCTTGTTTTACCAACTCGGCGTCCAACCTCTTCAGCCAATCCTTTGAAATATCTTCAAAAGCATAAGTATCTACCTTGCTATCGAAATCGCGCATCTTCTTCAAAGTAGTTGCATATATTTCCCTGGTTCTTTGCGCAGAGCGACTATTCATGTATTCTATATACCTATTTATAAATAAGTCTTTCTTCTTAACATCAGGGTCTAAATAGGCCACAACCTTATTCTTTATCTGCGTTGAAGTCTGTTTAGTAAGCTCTCCCTTCATCTGCAGTTCCAATATGGCATTTTCAATCTCTACCAATTTGTTCTTGACAAATATTTCCAATCTCTGCTTGTTTGGTGCATCAACTATTCTTTGTTTCTTTACATCCCATTGTTCCTTTTTCAATTTTACACCAAGAGAAATATAAGCTGCCTGTCGCTTCTTTGTGATTGCAACTTTGAGCGGTGCAGGCTCTCCGTCCTTGACCGCTCTTGTATCTAAGTATAGTTTTGTTGTTATCATTTGCAAGCTATTTGCAAGCAGAATTGTGCAAAAATGTGCAAAAATGTGCAAGAATGTGCAGGATTCTACTTAGTTGGATAAAATACAATGTTTGGGAAATACCTAATTTTCAGTGTTTTCTGCGGAAAGAGGGGGATTCGAACCCCCGATTCCCTTTAGGGGAATACACGCTTTCCAGGCGTGCCTCTTCAGCCACTCGAGCACCTTTCCTTTTGTCTGCGAGCACCTTGACGGGCTTCGGTGTGCAAAAGTATCGCTTTTCGGGCAAATAAGCAAAAAAGGCTTCCTATTTTATATTTCTTTAACTGACTCTACTTTTGCCACACCAACTTGCAGCACTGCCTACAGTCCTTTCACCACCTCGCAGCCAAAGAGACGGCTTACATTGGCATTGGTGGCTGCCGCCAATTCGTCCTCGCTCACCTGATAGGCTGCTGCCAGGGTGCGCATCACGTCGACAACATAGGCACTCTCGTTACGCTTTCCTCTATGTGGAACTGGTGCCATATAGGGACTGTCGGTCTCAAGTACAAGGCGATGAAGCGGAACCACAGCAGGAAGGTCTTCGCGCAGATGACTGCTCTTGAAAGTGGAGACACCGCCTACTCCCAACACGAAACGGTCGAAAGACAGCAATTCCTCAGCCTCGCGCTGATTGCCCGTGAAACAATGAAAGACGCCTCCCGGCAGCTCTTTCTCGTAAGAGCGCAAGAGATGAACCATCTCGTTCTGCGCCTTGCGACAATGTATCATGAGGGGAAGACGGGTTTCCACCGACCACTTCACCTGTTCCTCGAAAGCCTGCAACTGTTCGTGCTCAAACTCACGGCTCCAGTAATAGTCAAGCCCCACCTCACCTATAGCAATGAAGTCGGAAACTGTTGTGTTGATTTGCACGCGATGCTCATCGAGGATTTGACGCAGCTCGACAAGCTGTTCTTTCCAGTCGGACTTCACCTCCTCTGGATGGAGTCCTATCATGGGATAGGCGTAACCGGGATATTGATTACTGAGGCTGAGCACAGCCTTCGTAGTCTTCACGTCTATAGCTGGCAGGAACACCTTGCCCACTCCTGCTTCGCGGGCACGGGCAAAAGCCTCAGCTCTGTCTTCGTCGAACTCCTCGGCATCGAGATGCGTATGTGTGTCGATAATCTTTATCAT